ACTTATGTAGCTGGAGATAACCAAGTGGTCGCTACGACAACTTATGTACGCCAGAAAGGTGTGGATTACATTAGAAAACTATTGACAACCAGTGAATTCTGATGTATTATGGGGATAACAAATGAATTCGGAGGTATGACATGAGTAAACTTGACTACTTGTTAGGTAACTACAGATTATACAGAAGAATCATCGGAGGCACATGGTATTTCATCAGAATAAACGTTGGAATCGATTGTGTATTTATATGGTCCCGTAGTGACCTAAGGTGCAGCGATAGATACATTGTGAAGAGAGAGGAATACTGAGGAGTTTCTGCTAACGCAACCGAACTACTTTGCAGTTCTTGTAAGTGTCTGTGACAATACCTTAGTATGAACCTATGTAATCCTATAGGCAATATACTAAAGTACGCTCCACGGTCCTCACAAGAAGCATACGGTACTCGTATGGATCAAATCTATAGTAAACAAAAGAGAGGATATGAAATCTAATGAAAATTTATGTGGTAACAAGTGGATCATGGGAAGACTATGGAATCGACAAGGTGTTCTTAAGCAAAGAAGCAGCGGAAAGCTATTGTAGATACCAAGAGAAGTTCTATGATTATGACGATAGATGTTCAGTTGAAGAGTGGGATGATAGTTCTGATGAAACTTTTATTCCTCCTAAATATTCCAGGGTAACACTATATGATGACTATACGATTGTTATAGACCCAGCAGATAATCTAGAGAAAACTGAGTTAACTACTGAAGACAACTGGTCTTCTATTGAGCTATCTCTCGATATCACCTCATGTAATTCACGTGAAGACATTGAGAAACTCGCAAGAGAAACTGTAGAATCTAAGTATCCTCATTGGAAAGAAGGTAAAATATAATGGTATATCAGCTGAAAACTAAAGAATACTACGGAAACGCCAAACGAGTCCTTGAGATTATCCCTAGTGCAATTAACAGTAGAAACCTTAAGTACCTTGGTGATGCAATGGTACTTAACATGAATACAGACGAGTGTGCCAATGGAACTACATGGGAAAGACATGGAAATCTGCTGTTTGTCACAAGTGATTCTATGGATGCATTGGTTGGACAAGTGGATTCATGTGAAATTCTAGTGGTGAACAAATGAGAGATCCATTTGGACCCATAAAGCTTACCGCAGAAGGAACTAAGAAGCTGTATGAATACTCTCATAATTGCAATGGATGCTTATGTAAAACATGTGAAGGCAATTGTTTCAAGTTCTTCGAATGTTTACATGAGCTCATTGGATACCAAACGAGTAACTGTAAAATGTATAAGAAGATATCTGGTTATACTTGAGTGTCTGTAGGGACTTATGACGAGTTCAAATGATTAACCTATGTAAGTGTATGGGTAATATACTAAAGTACGCTCATAAGTCCTCACAGAAAGCGTAGGACAGTCATATGAAGAGAATCTATGGTAGAACAAAAGGAGAGAAAGAAATGACAAATGAATTAGTAAAAGTAATCAATGGAACAATTTTGGTATCCAGTAGAAATGTAGCGGAAAACTTTGGAAAAAGACATAGTGACGTTATTAAGAGTGTAGAGAAGCATATAGATGACTTAAGCTCAACGGAAAAGTCCGTTCAGTGGTTCTTTGAGTCATCCTACAAAGATTCATCAGGAAAATCATGCAAGGAATACCTTATGAACCGCGATGGATTTGCTTTGCTGGCAATGAGTTTCAATAATACCCGTGATGTATTAGAATGGAAACTCAAGTATATCCAAGCGTTCAACGATATGGAATCACAAATAAAATCCTTAGCACTACCATCGTATCAACTTGAGGATCCCATTGCAAGAGCTCAGCGGTGGATTCAAGAGGAAACTATTAGACAGCAGCAGGCTCAGCAGATTGAGCAAAGTAAACCTAAGGTAAACTACTTTGATACCCTAGTGGACCATGGGAACGCTGTTAATTTTAGAGATACCGCAAAACTCATTGGGGTTAAGCAGAAGCAACTCATAGACTTTCTTGTAACCAATGGGTACCTCTATAGAACCAAAGGAAAACATAGTATTCTATTGCCATACGCGAAATACAATGGGAATTACTTTGAGATGAAAGAGTATGCTACAGGGGATTTCTCTGGTAAACAATCACTAGTGACTGTAAAGGGACGAGAGATGTTACTCAAGAAAATTTGTGAAATCAAAGGTTAGTCACAAATAATCTATAGTATTTCTGACGAATACAAAAATATTTTCAAGTGTAAACTATTGATTCTATTGGGTTCATGGGGTATCACTAGAAAATACTTGAAAAAACTTTTGTAAAACGTGCGAAAATATCCCCAGTTTCTGGACATATTATGTAGGGGTACGATTAGGGACGATAGGTACTTAAGTAATACTTAAGAATTCAAGGGTAATGTAAGAGGCAATGAAGAGTTACTAAGTAATCTAAGAGGATATCTTAGGGGGACATAGGGACAACAGAGATTATATGACCAAGTCTATTGTGAGCGAAGCGAAACAATATCTGCGTTAGCAGAAACCATAGGGTACTTAAGTAATACTTAGGATACACTTGTGGGGGTAGGGGGCAACTCTGTCTTGGTGCTTACGCACCTGTTGTTCAGCTAACGCTTCACAACAACCATGATATACTCCTATGTAAGTTCTATGGATATCTATAAGCAATCAGAGAAGTTAGCATATGTTCCGTTTGGTTCCCAAAGGCTGACCAAGGTTGCTTATAGATATTCATAGAAAAACAAAGGAGGGTATTCATGGGTGAAGTTGTAAAGACTAAGCGTAAGATAGCAAAGAATGGTTCAAGGCAAAGTTCTATAGTAGCTCTAGGACTTGAGGATATTGTTCAAGAGTTACGCTCGAAAAAAGGCTGGGGAGCCATGAAGATTGCTAAGTATATTAATGGCAACCCCAAAAAATACTTACCAGACGATGGAAGCCAAGTGACTGTACCATCTCTCAATAGGTATCTTAAGGACAGAGGGCTCAATGATACTCGTAAGGAAGATGCTAAAGAAGCCATAAACGTCTATAGAGTCGAATGTGATGCTCTTGAGAAGATACAGTTCATTGCTGAAGCACTATTCAACAGAATAGAGGCATGTACTGAGATTGACCAAGATGACGAAAGGTACGATAGCAAGCTCCTTATAGAGTTATCTAAGAGTTACCGTGAGATTACCACTAAGCAATCCTCATTGGTCGCAAGTATCTGTAGGATGCAAGAGAAAGTCTATAGCTTTTCTATAGTATCTCAGATTGTACAGAGAACCTTTGATATACTTAAAGAAAGAGACAATGAGCTTGCTAATGAAATACGTGCGGAAATCAAGAAAGACCCAATATTAAACGAATGTTATCGCAAAATGAAAACGGAGGAATGACAATGGCATATAACGTAGGAACAGCAATTGAAATCCATGGAAAAATCTCAGCATCTAGTGATACTAGTGTTACAGTAGAATGTGATGAGATGCTCGTAGGAACTTCATATGTAACATTTGTAACACCAAAGGATATCACAGTCGCAGCTACAGAGTACTCAACGACAGCACTTAGTACATCTGAAGAAATCGATGCTGGAAGAATCGCTGTTTGGAGACTCTTTCTTGGAATATGACGCTGCTGGTAATGCTGTGGTACTCACAAGTGATGAAAAGATAGCCGCAAGTTCAGCATCAAGTAAATTATCGTGAGTAATGTAGTAGATTTAACTGGAAAGAAGTTCGGAAGACTTAGTATTATAAGTAGGGCAGACAATAGTAAAGCTGGTAAGTCCAGATGGAACTGTCAGTGCGAATGTGGAAACTATGTAACGGTATTAGGAGCTAGTCTTATAAGAGGGGTAACTTTGTCTTGCGGATGCTATCATGATGAAGTTATGCACGAAACCTCTTTAGATTTAATTGGTAGTAAGTTTGCAAGGCTAACAGTTATAGGTAAAGTGTATACTGGTAGAAATAATTGGTTAAAGTGGAAATGTATATGTGACTGTGGAAACATTGTAGAGGTGAAAACAGATGCACTAAAAAGCGGAAAGACAAAAAGTTGTGGATGTTATAACCTAGATAGAATAACAAAACATGGAATGTATAAAACAAGGGAATTTAGTATATGGAGATGTATTAAGGACCGTTGCTATAATAGTAATAAAGATTCGTATAAATACTATGGAGGAAGAGGTATAACGATGTCTGATGAATGGAAAAATTCTTTTATGAATTTTTATAGAGATATGGGGAAAAGCCCTACACACTTGCATTCAATAGATAGGATAGATGTCAATGATAACTATAGTAAAGATAATTGCCGGTGGGCAACTCCAAAACAACAAGCAAACAACACTACTAGAAATATTAAAATAAAATACATGGGAGAAACTAGGACATTGAAACAATGGGCAGAAGCTATTGGAATCCAGTATCAAACTCTTCAGTATAGATATTATGCAGGGAAAACAGTAGAAGAACTATTTTTACCTGTACAAAAGAAATTCCGTAGTAAGTCTTGTATAAGTAAATAAAATTCTAGGAGGATTCTTATGTTCAAACGTGAGCTAGACCTTATGGTATTACTTAAGGACACAAAAGAACGCGATAAGATATTCAATAGATATGACCAGTACCAACGCGTGTATTACCAAAGTATTCTTGACAAGTCATTTGTGTACTGTAATGCAATCTGCGGTACTGGAAAGACGCTCATTGGATTTCATGCGTTAATCAACATGTTATCTGAAGAGAAAATCCAAAGAATAATTTATGTGAGATTCCCAAGTGACCGCGATAGAAAACAAGGGTTCCTTCCTGGTACTCTTGAAGACAAGTGTAGAACCATGTGGACACCAGTGTATGACGCACTGATTACACTTGGAATACAACCGGAACACATTGATATCATGAGAGCTGATGATACCTTACGTCTCACAAGTGACATTGGGTTGCGTGGGGTTAACCTAGAGAACTGTGGAGTTATCATTGATGAAGCACAGAATGGAACATATGATGACATTAAGTTAGTCCTAACGAGATTACATGACAATTGTACATGTGTGTACTGTGGGGATTCTAAGCAACTTGACAATAAACGCCAAGATAGTTCATTTGAACGCTTTGGGGAATACATGAGTGAACCTTCATGGGGTTCTAAAGTAACGTTGGAAACTGATTACCGTGGTAAGATGTCACGGAGAGCCGAAAGTATGCCACGGGAGGTACAAGTGTGAGCTTAGAAGAACGCGAGAAACATAAGAAACCTAAAGAAAAACATAAGAATCTCAAAAAAGAACTCAAGGAATATCATAAGAAGCGTGAGGATCTACAAGAGATTCGCGGAGGATACTATGGACGAAGCCAGTGTTGAACAGTTGGTTGAACAGATAGGCAACATGAGTGAAATGTTGGATTATTACATGGCAAGCCTATTGGAAACTCAACAGAAGCTCATAGCAAGACAAGAGAAAGACTTGAGTAGATATGAGGGACTTGAAGAGAAAATCTATGGTAAAGCTGTAGATAAACAAAAGTAACATAAGGGTCTCCATTAACCCGATATGTAATATCAAAGGGATGAACGTTAAGGAGCCGTATGGAATGTCTACGAACATCCATAGAAACGCAGGATGGCGTCTGTAGTGCTTGTGGTGGTAATCCGTGGAAAACCTCAGGGTCGCCCATGTTGTAATAGCGCACTATAAAAATCCACAGGTTACGATGGGTGCTCGTAGGTATCCATAAGTAACACGGGGAGAACAAGAGCAGTCTTAGGGATTGCTCGATGATGTGGAGAGCACACATAAAACGCTGTTAATGGTTCTCACGAGTTCATGCGATGGCGTGGGGCAGGACTAACAGTTGCCTTGACTGTGACAAGGGATTTAATGCAGACCTTAGGATGCCAAAGTACACGGCAGTATTCAATGGACGCATTGGGGAAGCTAAGGATAGCCGATAAGCGCGGTAGGGGCTACGGCACAGGTGTGATGGGTGGGGCACACTAAAATAAACTCTCACCCAAATGAGGCACGGCAGCAGAACCTCCACGTGGTGTGCCTTGGATAACCAACTGATACTGCATGATAGATATGAAGACATAGGAAACTATGTATGGGTGTCGTAATTCACGACTACCCAATAGAAGTGAAGTGAGCACTTGAGAGAAATCTTGGGTGCTCTTTTGTTATGCAACTGTGACTACTTTAGGGACAGTTGGAACCTAAAATATAACTAAGGAGAGATTAAATGGCTGGATATGTGTATGTAATAGAAAATGAGAATGGTAGAGTAAAAATAGGTAAAAGTGTAGATCCAGAAAAGAGAATAATGAGTATTCAAATGATCTCTGGTTATAAGGTAGTAAGAAAGTATATTACTCCAGAATTGCATCAATATAGTAAGTTAGAGACATTTTTTCATAATCACTTTAATGAAAACAGATCCATTGGAGAGTGGTTGATATAAGCTACGATGAGGTAGTTAAATATGCGTCTACACTAGAGTTATCTAGGTGGAATATAGAGCCGGAAATTAAAGAAATAGGTTCTGGCATGGAAGAGATAGTTAGGCAATTATACTATGATAAGCGTGTTGAAGAAATAAAAGAAAATAACAATAAGTTCGATGTAACTAAAAAGGATATAGAAAATAGAGTTGATTCATTATCTAGTGTAATTCATAAGAAAAACTTTATTATTAAAGAGTATATCAGTAATCTTTATGACCAAATAGATGTGCTCCAGTCGAAACTTATCTACCTTCAGGAACAAGGGGTGCAGATTAAGTTTCCAAAATTACCTCAATATAATGAGGACTGTATCATCCTAGCAAGAGAAGAGATTATAGAGGATTACAAGTCTATTGAATAACTTAGTTATTTCAAAGGTATCTTCTTTCAATGGTAACTTGTGTGAAATATATTCCGATAATAGCGGTGACAAATTTATATCACGCAAGCAAATAGGTGACTCATTAGAGTATGCTGATCCTAACAGGGCAATCGAGAAGATACACAGGGCGCATAGCGATAGACTTGACGGACTTTCAACTGTGACTAAAGTAACCACAGTTGAGGGAACCAGAGAAATAACGAGAGAAACAGTTGTTTATTCTTTGAGAGGTGTACTTGAGATATGCAGATGGAGTCGTCAAAGAAAAGCTAATCAGCTTATGGATTTTGTGTGGGACATTATCGAATCGTCAAGTAGTGATAGTCAACCAGAGGTGCTCAAAAGAGTTATTCGCCTTGAAGAACAATTGTCTGCCGCTGGCATCTTAAGACCATTTGTGGCACCTAGATATACTATGGAAAACCTGTTGACACGTTATAAGCAAGCCACAGGAATTGACCGTGTGAGAACTTTTTATGATGACATAGGCAAATGGTGTGGAGTTAAGGTTCCTTATGCTAATTCCATAAGAATACCTGTGAGAGACTGGATTGTTGTTAATTTATCATTGGAACACGTGCAGGAACTTGTGGTTGGCTTTGAAACACATACGATGACAAGGAGCACAGATGGATATCCTGTGTCGCTTAATGGTTGCTTTGGTAATTCGGTTGAGTGGAATAGAACGCTTGAGGAATTTGACCACAAGTGTGCTTACTGTGGAGAGTCGCATGAAACTCTTATGGCTGAACATATAATACCTCAGTCTGTTATGAGTCGTGAACACCCTGACCTGTGCGATGCCGTGTTCAATATTGTTCCAACCTGCAAAATTTGCAACCAAAGCAAAAGGACATCTTTTATGCCCACATGGTTCAAAAAACAACCTACGTATTCTGATAAAAGGTACTGGAGAATACAGCAACATCAAAGCAGATATCTGTTGAATACTAAGGAAGGTGTTATCAGTGGCTAATGTTCTTGATGAGTTATTTGCGGAACACGCTGAAGAAGCCAAAAGTAAAACTCCAGTATCCCAAAGTGACAAAGATAAGTGTCGCTATGATTTCATGCTGTTCGTTCACACGTACCTCTGGAATGAAGCGCAAGAGGAATGGGATAGACTCTCAGAGTTTCACTATAATATTGCCAACAGACTACAATCGTTAGTTCTTGAGCATAAAGAAGAGAAGACTCACACATGCTACGTGAGTAACCGTGGTTCCGCTAAGTCCTTTTGGGCATCATATGCTTTCCCTTTGTGGTGTATAGCGTACAAGCATACCAAAAATATCCTATTGGTAACATCCACGGGTCCCCTTGGAAAGGCTTTCTTGAGAGATATTATAGCATTTATAGAAACAGATGATAAATTTATTGCCGATTTTGGAAATCTTGTAGGTGAAAAGCCATGGAATTCAAGTCAAATAAAATGTTATAACGGGATAACAATGAGCGTCAAAGGTTCTGGAATGGACGTACGTGGAACCAAAATGGATGGTTATAGACCTACTATGATAATTTGTGATGAAATACTTTCAGAAGCTAACTCAAGTACGTCTGAACAAAGGCATAAAATTGAGGACTGGGTTAATAAAGTAGTTATGCCAGCTGGTGAGAAAAACTGCAACATATTTGTTGTGGGTACTATATTGAATGACGCATGTTTGCTCTTTAGAATGCTGACAGATCCACAGTATTCAGCATTCTTCACTAGAAAATATCAAGCAGTCATAAGTTTTTCTGAATCGCCGTTGTGGGATGAATGGTTTGATGTTAGAGTTAATCTTGAGGACCCTAATAGAATAGATAACTCTGATAAGTTTTATCATGAACATAGGGAAGAAATGCTAAAGGGTACAGAAGTACTTTGGAACCGTTCTGATGATGCCTATTATGAACTAATTAAGGAACGTATAGGAATTGGTGAGGATGCATTTGCTACTGAGTATCAGAACGATGGAGTCCTTGAGGAAAACCGTGAGATCAAAGAGGAATGGCTTGAGAGAGCACAATACAATCCTGCGGAATTACCTGAGATTGTTGATGCGTACATCGGGATAGATGCTGCTGCAACTGCCAAGAGGAAATCTGATGATTCAGCTATAACAGTTGTAGGGAAAGATAGCAATAACCAATACTATGTACTAGAGACGTGGTCTGGTAAAAAACCTATAGACCAGGTGATTGACCAGATATTCCTATTCGCCTCACAATACTTTGATATTCTTAGGTCAGTCAATGTAGAAACAACAGTATTCCAAGTGTTGCTTAAGGACCTCATAGATAACCGTGCGAAATCAGCAGGAATAATCATCCCGACCAATGGAATTAAGCCACCGACTAACCGCGATAAATCCATGAAACTTAGGTCACTCATAATTCCCATAAGGAATGGCTGGATAAAATTCAATGAGCCAGAACAAAAGAAACTCATGAACGAAATGCGAAGGTTCCCTAAGGCTGCATCTGATAATCTATTCGATAGCTTATGGATGGCTATGCAAGGGGTTTCCGACACAGCACTCAAGAAATTCTCATTTGCTTCTATTGATACCAATGGCTCAAAGAAGACTGAAGCATCATGGATAACTAAAGCTAAACAAGCGTACAAACAATTCGGAATCTAAAGGAGAGCGATAGTAAATGCAAGAAAAAGCAAAGAAAATTGTTATGGAATACTTTAATAGTCGTGTGGATAAAACAGATAGAAAACAGGTTGCAATCGATGACATTTATATCGTCTGGTTTGCAAAGACTCTACAGAATTGGAAAGTACTAGCGAGTACCAATGTATCTGATGGTATGTACTATGAGATTACACATAATGGTGACAAGAATGAAACATATGTTGACGTTTATAAGAAATGGGAAAACTTTACTGTAAAATAACAAATATCTAAAGGAGAGAGGAGGTGATTTACATCAATATCATAGAAAAACTTAGGGTACTCGCAGCAACCAAAATATCACCTCCAGCATTCGCTGTGTTGCCTAACATGTTTTACAATTGGGTTTCTGCGAAAACTCCAGGGCAACACACTATGCTTCCTAAGAATCCATCACATGTTGAACTGAGGAACTTTGGTCGCAATGCAATCTGTAGAATTCCTGTAACACAAATTGAGGATACCATAAGTAGACTTCCATATGTAATCGAAAATGTTGATCCTAATGATACTCGTAAGTATTCTAAGCAACGCAAGCAGATTACTAATATTATCGAATGTCCTAATTTGGTGAACTCAAGAGTAGCATTTACCAAGCTAATCCTTGAGGATATGTTGGTTGCTAGGGGTGCTGGTGCATTTGAAAAGGTTCCGTGTGGTGACACTAGTCATCCATTGTATCTTTACCCAACTGATGCAACCACAATACAACATGTGGTCCCTTATGATTATCAACATGAGGATGCCGCAAGATATGCACAACAGCAACCAGAGGGAACTAAATATTTCTCTGCACAACAACTTGCGTATATCCAGAAGGAATACTTTACGCATGAACCGTATCCTGTAAGCCCCCTTATGACAGCCTATCAATACGTTAGGGCAATGCTTACGGCTGGCGAGAGAGCTGATGAGGTAGCTGCAAACTCAACTTCAGAATTCCTATTGTATTTCAAAGGAATGGGCGAAACAACCCTTAACGAATTCCGTAAGTATATGGCAGAGGAAATTGAAGGTACTGGTAAGATTCCTGTGATATCTGGTGGGGACGCATTTGAGTCCAAGCAAATCAAGGCAATATCTAAAGATGCACTCATGACGGAATACCAAGAGTTCCTAAGGGTAATCGTGGGGATGGCTTTCAAGATGCCACCGAGACGCATGGGTGTTATGACAAGTACCGATAGATCTACTGAAGCTGACCTTGACAACTACATCTTGGAAAACGTTATAAAACCATGGGCAAATGTTATAGAGGACATGTGGAATCAACATGTGATTGCTCAGTTGGGTTATGAAGGTATACTTAAGTTTAAATTCAAGTATGAACTAACGGACGCTCAATTGAATTCATTGAATTCTCGCGTATGTGCTCAGTACACCACAGGACTTATCACAAGGAACGATGGAAGAGAAGCCTTAGGTTATCCTATACAGGACACAAACTATGCTCAGATGACCTCACAGGAAGCCTCAGGAGCTATCAACACAGATAATCAACTGAAGATACTTAAGGAATCTGGTAAAGCAAAAGATACTGGTGGATTCAATGGAGTTGGTAAGAAACCTAATGAAGGAGGGGATATGATTGGCAACAAAGAAACATCTGGGGTTTGATAAGGTATCCAACAGTATTGCACAGGGGTACATTGATAAAGGCATGAGTCCTAAGAAAGCTCAAGAGATTGGTGATGCAACTGCTGCAAAAGTCGCAAGAAATGCTTCACCAGCCGCGAAGAAAGCCAATCCAAAACTTAAGAATGTTAAGGGTTCAATGGATAAATCAAAGATGTGTGCAGCGGATACTAAAGTAAAATGCGCATGTAAAACTAAAGCATCCGCTAGTAGTCCTATGAAGGCAGCATGTAAAGGAAAGAAGTGATAACTATTGTATGAAACTGGATTAACTAATGTGGTAACTTTAGGGTACCATAAGTGTACTAAAGTAGGCGAGAAGGGTTCTCTTAAGAAAGCTTTTAAATACTTAGGTGACAATGTGTTAACTGCTGGAGCTTATGTATTTGGTGATAAACCAATGCAGAAATCATTAGATAACACAGCACTCGCAGCGATTACCCTTGGGACTACCGCAGCAACCACTACGAAAATCGTAGAGGCCTTCGATGCGAATACATTTGTAAACGCAGGAAGTTCCACAAATTATACACTTGATACTACGGGTAAGATTCTCAAGGCTACCTTAACGACTGCTACAGCCACTGTAGTATCCAATGCTTACACTGTGAGTTCTACGGATAACTATGCGGTACTTAAGTTAGGCACAGAAACTCTTGGAACTGGAACAATTTCCTACTTCGTTTCTCGCGATGCTGGCACAACGTTCACGCAAATCTATGGTGGTTCTGGAGTATTCATTGGTGCGAAACCTACGGGAACATCACTTGTGTTCAAAGTTGTAATCACAGGTAATGCACAGCTCGCTGGGGGCTTTGGGATTGCCATTCGATAAACTCAAGATATCCTGCGGTGCTCTATCAGTATCTGAGCCACTTGAGAACCGCCAGCCATTCACTGGTATCCTATGCAACCTTGATGAAGCATCTGTAAAAGCTCCAATGAGTAATGTTGGAAAGAAAGCTGTGATAACACAAGCGGCCGCAGAGAAAGCTATCCCAAGTATCATAGGGCAACCAGTGAATGTCGCATGGAATAATCCTGATGGTAAATTCTCAGGACATGATAAGACAGTCGTAGGTATCTTTAGTAAAGGATGGGTACAAGATGGAGACCTATGGGTTTCTGGGTATCTATTCAATGAAACGTTCCCGAAGATTTGCGCAAGTATCAAACAAGAGAAAAACGACTTAGGATTCTCTTATGAAATTCTTGCGAAATCATATAGAACCAATGGTGATGAAATGTTAATCGACGATTTCACGTTCATCGGCGGTACAATACTATACAAAACAAAGGCAGCCTATGGAGATGAAACTCAATTGATTGCCGCACAAGCGAAGGAGAATGATAAAATGACAGCAGAAGAAATCAAAGGTATTATCGATGGTATCAATGCAGGATTCGATGCGAAGTTTGAAAAGATTTCCGCAAGCATTGACCAGAAAATCAAAGAGGGTATCGAAGGTGTTTCCAAAGATGTTGAGGAAATCAAAGCAAGTGCATTGAAATCTAAAGAAGACATGGAAGCTCTTGCGGTTAACCTTGCAGAAGCTAAAGAAAAAATTGAAGCATCCACAGTTGTTCCTGCGGTAGAACCAGTTGTTGAACCTGTGAAAGCCGCAGGAGACATTCCAGTTCCTACAGTACTTGCAGCAGGACAGCAGGTAGTAGCTGATGAAGCTAGTAAACCAGTCAAAGGGAAACCTGAGTTAGTTAAGGCTGCCAAGGAAGACTTAAGAGCTGGTAAGATTAACATGGATGAATACATGCACAAAGTTGTAAAAATTAACGCTGGAATTGCAGAATAAGGGAGAGATGTGAATATGGATTATAATCGTCAATTAGTCATGGGTGCAGTAGATAACGTAAAAGGTGCTAAAGTTTTCGCTGCATACCCTGGCGTAACAATCAATGAAAATCACTCGTTAGAAGTTGCTGGATATGAGGAAAAACTCTATGATTCTCTTTTGAGAGACTTCCCAATTGAAGTTGGGTTTAACACTATCGAATCGTCTGGTACAGTTCATGTATTCAACGAACAAAAGAAAATGCCTAACAATACAATGGCAATGGATCCGAAACTTGGTGTAGGTACAACTACTGCTGACTTCGGTAGCACAGTTTCCGATACGGATTATGGTCGTAACAACTTCCAGAATGTTGTAGCTCGTTTGTATGGCGGTCGTATTCAGTATGATTACTTTACGATGAAAATGGAACAACGTTATGGATCGTTTGAAGACTTGACAGTCAAAGATTACAACGATATGATTGTTGCGTTTAACAAAACGAAAGCTAATGATTTCTTCAATGGTCGTTCGACTGCTCTTGATGATGTCGCTAGTACGTACAAGTTCGAAACGACTGGTATTCTTTCGCAGATTACGGATAGCACTCCAATCGCTGATGGTGTTTATATTGCGGATGCCATCAATACCAAAATTGCTTCTTTGCAGGCTCGTTTAGATTACACAGGTATGCCTGATGTTATCTGCATGAATGCTGCAACGTATGATGCTATGGTTCAAGAAGAAAGAGGTCGTGCGAACTACATGCAAGAAATTACTGCTGATATCGTACCAGGCTGGAATGTTAGAGCAATTAATACTTATGCTGGTACATTACCAATCATGATTACACCATTTATTAAACCTACGGTATCCGGCGGTACCACTACACATACTATTGTAGCCTTGAATCGTAAGTATATTGATAAGGTGTGGTGGATTAACAATGGTCCGCAGTTCTTCGAATTTGCGAACGCTAGTCAGCCACTTGCTAACCAGAGACTACTCACGGATAAACAAATGCTTGAATACATGAGTTATGTGTTGAGATTCCCGTACACTGGTATGCACTTTCGTCTTACAAAAGCAATTACTGCATAAATAGGAGGGGGAAACCCCTCTACTTTGTATTGGGGGAAATTAATTGCTATTAACTGAAACTGTTGAAACTAAGTGGAACCCATCAACTAAAAAATTGTTTCTTAGTAAGGGGTATATATTCACTGGTATTGGTACCCCAGTTACTGTAAAAACTAAGGATTTAAAGCCAACTAGTCTCGCTAGAATTAAGGTTTCTTGTGATATTTGTGGAGAAATAGTAGATACATGTTATGGTTACTATAATAACAAAAGATATGTTGATGGTAAAGACTATTGTAAGCATTGTAAGCGAATAAAAGGCAATAAAACTTTAATGAAGAACTACGGGACAACAGATATCTTGTCTATTGGTAATAATAGAAAGAATTGTTTGGAAAAACATAGGAATTCGTATGAATATGTTAAATCTGAGTTTGATAAACTAGGGTATATATTACTGACAAAAGAATACAATAATTGTAATCAAAAACTCAGATATATTTGTCCAGTTCATGGGGAACAAGTTATTACATTTAGATCGATAACTCATGGATGCAGGTGTAGTAAGTGTAGATCATCTAAATCTGAAGCACTAATTGATGATATTCTTAAGAAAAATAATGTAATATACGCAACTCAATATAGTTTTCCAGATTTAAAAACTACGCGCTTACTAAGATTTGACTTCTGTATTTTTAATGATGATGGTAAAACTATAAAATTACTATTAGAATACCAAGGGGAACAACATTATAGACCAGCAGATTTTGCAGGTAAAGGTGAAGAATGGTCAAAAGAAAGTTTAAAAAACTGTAAAAGACTAGACAGACTTAAGAGGCTTTACTGTAAATCTCATGGTATTCCTTTAGTAGCAATTAAGTATACTCAAAAGAATAACTTAGAAAGTATCATAAGTAATCTATTGAAATTAAGGTGGTGAAAAGATGGCAAGAGGAAAAGCTAAAGAAGTTCCAGTAGAAGAACCAGTAGAAACTCCTAAGTATATCGAGGTAGAACTTACGGACAACTATAGTAATTCTTCAGCAATCATGATGAAACATCAGATGGTTAATTTCACCAATGGTAAAGCTAAAGTATCACAAGAGACTGCACAGAAACTTAAGGAACAGGGGTTTGTCAAATGAACTACTTAACAGATGCTGAAATAGCAACCTATTGTTCAACTAGCGGACTTACAGCAAAGGACATAAGGGACGCATCAGCTACCATAGATTCATACGCAGGACGTTCTTATGGTGTCCTTACGTACACTGAACAGGTATCACTAACAAAACGCAAGGGATTTGCTAAAGGTAAACTTAGGCATTACCCAAGAGTAACAGTTGAAGAAGTTACCGCAAGAGTGCTAAAGCCTACAGGAGTTACCTTAGTATCCTATGATCCGTCAAGTATTTACTTTGATGATGAAGAGTTCGAATACTTTACATTTGTTCCACAAGAATCCGCAATAACTCCAGCGTTTGCTATGACAGCTCCATATGAACTTTGGCATTCTCCTAGTCCCTCAAGTATTATTGTTAAATATACCAGTGGATACGAAGTTATTCCAGAGGAGCTTAAGATTGCTACAGGGATGGTTGCGGATGCTATTGCAACAAACGGTGGAATAACCACATGGAAGTCCAAGACAAACTTTGATATTACTGTTGTACTTTCCGATAAGGATGACCCAATAATGTCGCAAGGAATCTGTAAGATACTTGATACTCTGAGGCTCAAGTGATGCCCAGTGTATTTAAATATTTCCGAGAGCAAGTCAAAGAGTTCTCTTGTGTTGGCAAGGATAACGAAAGCATTCTTGTGACACGCAGGGGAAAATCTGAAAGCTCATCGGTTCAGTCCTATGATAAAGCTGCAACATTCCAAGATAACACCAAGTTTTCCGAAGGAGATCTTGTAACTAACTTGAGTACGCTAGAGAAATTCTTCATTGTGTCTCAAGAGAGCTCTGTAGAAGCAACGATAGGGCAACTTAAGAAAGTCAACGCATCCATAAGTCTCTACAGTGTCTCAGGGAATGCTACACTAGGTTACAAGGGAACACTGGTGAATGCCTATGATAGCTTCCAAAGAATTGTCACAAGTAACATGAGGCAGTATGATGCAGGACTATTGGATACTACAGTTCGCAAGTTTATGCTACAGAATACCATAAAGGTTTCCTTGAATGACCGCATAGTATTCGATGGTAAATTCTATACGGTATCTGCGATAGACGATGGGAAATACATTGGATTGATTGATGTCCAAGTTGCGGATGACAAGAGAAAAGTGGTGATTACATGAGTTATACTGATGATCCCGTGAGAACCAAAGCAAGGTTCATGGGTTGTAAGCATACCGTTGAGGATGTCGCAGTATACGAAGGTAGGCTCTTTGAAGCGTTCTTTACAACCGCTGCAATTGCCTCTGGTGCCAACTATGACCTAGGAATACTAACAGGTGATAGTACAATGATATATATCCCAGCAGCAATTGTTACATCTGCCGATAGTGTTACTATTGGACTATATGAGTCTTCAGTTATTACATCTGGTACCACTTTAACATCCTATAACCATCAAAGGAACTCTTCCTTTACTTCTGATACGATACTGAAGACAGCTACCACAGTAACTACAGTGGGGACACTTGTGTCAAAGAGCTACATTGGTGGGGTCTCTGGTAATCCTCAGACTCGACAGGGTGGCATAGCAAGCGGTGGGTATAAAATGGTTCTCAAACCAAACATACAGTATATCTTAAGGTTCACTAATGGATCTACTGCTTCCAACACAATTAACGTGAAGATGGGATGGATCGAAAGTGTTTGACCTAGAGTTATCCGCTTTGGTTCATCAGTGGGCTACAGAGGTATCGTGGACCATACAGAACAAATGGGAAGGTTCCCAAGGAGTCGATGGACTCGCAGAGTGTTCAGTGGATGTTCCATATATATCCTCTGGTAACGTTGTGGAATACATTAGAGCTTGGGGAGATAAGGCGTGGATACTTGAGTATGGTAGTGGGCATACACTTGATGAATCCAATCCATATCTTGAGGATTACAAGAGTACCGACAGGTGGAACCCAGCAAGAGCAAGTGATGGCAATGAGTTCATCGGTAGAACCGCTGGTGAAACCGTATATGTTCCAGATGGTACTACTTATGAATCCACTGGTAGAGCTGAGGGAATGCGATTGGAACATCAGATGGGAAATAAGGAACCATATGAATCAAAAGTACCACTGCACATAGTTCATGAGTATATCGAGGCAGAAATCCCAACGCTACGCTCAAGGATTGCTGAGTTAACTACTGAACTAATCGCAAGAGAACTATCTATAACACTGGATGTGGTAATATGAAAGACCAGTTCGATATCCAAGTAGAACTATATGATATCTTCAGTGTTTCTAGTGAATTACTAGAGGCTCTCGAGATACCTGGTGAGACTGATGAGGACATATTGAACAATAAGATTCGTAGGGTAATGGCAGATACTACAGTTATGACACAGGATGACGTGAGCACCATGCCATTCTTTGATTATACATTTGTACCCATGAGAGGTCAAGTGAATAACTTTTTAGTATCAAAAAGTACCCTTGAGTTCAACATATATTCATCCACATGGAGTTCCATTAGTTCAATCTATAAGGTGCTTCATGACATACTACAGAATACCTATGAGGACGCTCAGATTTACTACAGTGGGCAAGGTTCCTCTGGTATAACTGGTGCAATGCGATATGTATTCCGTGTGCACCAACTAACAAAATCATAAGAAATGGGGAATGTATAAATGGCATTCGATTTAAGCAAAAACTTAGTCCTCCATAAGGTTGGCAATGGGTATCTCATGACAAAATCTGGGATGTTCAATGAAATTACTTATGGACAGAAGGCGGCTTTTGATATCACAGCAACCCTAGTGGATGTCGAAGGTGGGGATTCGTTATTCCCAATATACACATTTATCAGCAAGAAAGAGGGTAAGGTTACTATTGATTCCGCTACATTTAGCCTTAGCCAAGCTTCAGCAGTAAACATGACAAGTATCACTACGACATCTGTGTTGAAACTCAATAGAGCTCTTGTGGCTTCTACGGCTACGTCTTTGGGAACATACACTGGTATCACAGACGTAATTGCTATTGATCCTAATGGGGCTACAGTAACTGTTACGCAAACTGGAACAGCCGCTGCCGCTAGTCAGATTGACGTGAGTGCAACAGGGGCTATCTTATGGGGTACTGGGATTACAGCAGGTGAATATACCTTCTGGTTCAAATCTACAGCTCCATCGGAATCCGTAGAAATGGGTATGCTCAAAAATGCAATGCCAGAAGTTAGTTCTTTCGCATGGAAAATCGAAGGTGCTGAATTGGATGGCGATACGTACCAAGTGGATATCTATGCTCCTCGTGTACGTGCAGATGGTTCCTTTAAAATTGATGTAGCAAAAGCTACCGCAAGTGTTCCGCAGTTAGTCTTAAATATCCTTGATCCTGGTGATGGTACTGACGATTTCATGAAAATTGTAGTGTCCAAAGTAGGTTAACTATTGGGGGACTTCGGTTCCCCTTTTAACTTTGAAAATTCAACTTTAACATAACAAAGGTTATAACATAAATTATGAGGTGATACAATGGCAGATATCGTAGAAAATCCTACGTACTTCATTGATACCGATGGGAATGAACATCAAATATTCCCTATGATTATCAATGATATCCCCAAAGCGTCCCGCTTGTTTACTAAGTTAAACTCTGATATGTACGCTGGGTTAAATCTACCGAGCCCTACATATCACGACAGAGGGAAGCAAAAGGGACAAATGAAGATCGATAGAAAAACTCAAGAACCTATATTGGACTCCACAGCATACAATGCGATGATGCAATTGGTGTCCATGGCAACTCATGAGGAAGAACAAGAGTTTAACCAGTGGGTTAACATAAGTAATATCATAGAAATACTTGATTTATACCGAGGTATCTCAGATGTAAAAAAAAAGATAGCTCAACAGAGTCTGATGGAAACCTCAACAATGTTATCGCAGCTGTCACAGAAAACACTAGCGAAACAAGAGAATCCATCGGAAGATATACTATCGGACAGCTAGAAGGACTCTTAGATGCCATCAACGCGAACCATAAGGATGACGGCGGTAGTAACAATGGAGAACACTTGGAAGACGAGGATGCTCTAAGATATCTGTTGAGTAATCAAGGGAAGGTGTAAAATGGCTGAAGAATCTCAAATAGTAAACCGAATAGTTGTCCAAGGGATAGACGAAGCGAAAGTTCAAGTACAATCTCTTAAGCAACTGCTGAGCGAAACTAAGACAGCATATGAACAGGCTAGGCGTTCTACAGACCAACGTGGAATGTTCCAGGGTGACATAAAGAGTGCTGATGATCTCAAGCGTCTAGTCAATGATATTCAGTTGCAAATCCGCAAGATGAATACTGAAATATCTCAAGGTGACTACGGAACCCGTGAGAAAGCACTTAACGAAGAACTAAAGATACGTCAGAAAATGTCTAGTCAGACATCAGCAACACAAGCGAAGGAACTTGCGGACCAGCAGAAACTCATAGAACAAATGGCTTCCGGTAGAGAGCGTGCGATGACGCAAGCAGCTTCTAGAGAAGCACAGATGAACACTTCTCAAGTTTCTCGGATAAATACTAATGCTGAGCAAGAGATGCTTGCGAGACAGAAGGTACTAGACTTTGAATCTACAGTAAGACAGAAGTTAGCTAAGGAACAAGAATCTCAAGCTGCCAAGCAAGCTATAGCAAGCTCTATTGGTACAGTTGGTTCTCAAGCAACTTATGCGAAACAAATGAGTACACTGTCGAGTAATATTGAGGAACAATATAGAGCATTCCAAAGAGGTGCTATTGGTTCTACAGAGTACGCCACAGCACTCGATAAGTACACTAAGGGTATGTCAGTTGCTAAGGCTGAACAAGAGTCCTTTAGTAAATCTATAGGGACCTATACAAGTGCATGGGATAACATGAGAGCTCGCGTGGCTTCACATGCTTCATGGATAGTAGCAGGTGGATTACTTGGTGCAGCTTTTGCTTTACCTGTGAAAGTCTTCGATGACCTCAAGAGAATGGATACTGCAATGGCTGGCGTGAACCAGGTGATGGACCATACGAATACCGCTGCAAATGCCGCAAGTAAAGGTATAAGTGAACAGGCGGAACAGCAGAACATGCTCAATGCGGAATCACAGAAATTCTTAACGATATCTGCGCAGTACGGAGAATCTATTGATAACATTATTGAATCTGGTAAGTTATGGGGTAAACAAAACTGCCCCTCCACATGGAAACTTGTGGCATAAAAAGACCTTTATAACGGTTAAAAGCGATGGGGATCGCCAAGACCGTGGGAAATCTATAGTATCCTATAGAACCCCGAGAGACTGACATAGGTCCTTCCTTATGGGAAGAATATACAGTCCGAACTACCGTATGTTCCCTCTAGTTAAGCGGTAGAGTACAGCAGAAATGACTGTACCTCCCATAGAAATATGAGAGTAACAATTTTGAGAACTTACAAGGATATCAATATTGTCAATGCACTAACTGCACAATCCGCTAAGTTAGCTGTTGCGGATAACTTTAGTATGGTCGATGCGAACAAAGCCGCAGAATCCGCAATGTTCCAGTTTGGAATGACTGCGAAAAACGTAACGGAAGCATTAGCATACTCGGGAACTATCATAGACGTGTGGACAAAACTAGCGCATAACGGTGGTGCATCAGCACAAGATTTATCACAAGGTGTTGAACGAGCAGGGTCCGCAGCGCATCAGACTGGTACAGACTTTGAGTTCTTAAGTGCTCAGGTGGCTACTGGTGTACGTGCTACAGGCCGCTCGGGGGCAGAAATCGGTAGACTTAAACTTGCCGCTTAGCACAGCAATGTGTTATGAAACTAGGGACGATAACGGTTAAAAGCCAGCAGTGGGCAAGACCGTGAGAAATACTATGGGAAACTATAGTACCTCCGAGAGACTGAAACCCCTTATCCCTACGGGATAAATATACAGTCCGATCTTGCGTATAACTTAAGAGAAGCGCAAGAGTACAGCAGAAATGACTGTGCCACTCATGGAAACATGAGGAGTAACAATATGAATATGCTCAAAACACTCTATGGTTCATTCCATAGCGATAAAGCCATTGCGGAACTTGACAAACTTGGGGTATCCGTCTACAAAATTGGCGAGGATGGCTCCAAACAATTCCGTAAGGCTCAAGATGTAATGTTGGATTTAGCAGTAGCCACGCAAGGGACTAATCAATCACTTGAGGAAACCTATAAGCAACTCGCAGGAGGTAAGCTCCAGTGGTCTAAAGCTGGGGCAACCTTGGGTGACTATAAGGAATTCATCAGAACGTGGGGAGAAGCAGTGAACTCCATAGGTTTCACAGATAAACAGGTGGGGATGCAACTGGATACCATCAGTCGCCGCTTGCAAACTCTTAAGACTGATATGTTGTCCTTGAGTGTTGCTGGAGGTAATGCAGGTATCACAGGTGTCCTAAAGGATACCATAAGTGGTGTCGACAATTTCGTAACAGGACTCAAGGAAATACCAGCGTGGTCTGTAGAAGCCGCTGGTGGGCTTGCTATTGCTGCAAAGGGATTCATAGTACTCAAGAACGCCATCACAGCTACCAATATTGCTTCTTTGGCATCCCGTGCAACTCCACTAGGAGCTACATTAACTGCTCTAGCGGCTGTTACGATTATTGCTACGGAAGCTATTGGTTCTCATGCGAATGCTCAAAGGGAAGCCAATAGACAAGCTACAGATGCTATAGCGGTAGCTCAGCAACAACAGCAGCAACTTGAGAAGCAATCGGAATTTACAGATGCTCTCATGGGTGCTCATCAGAAATTACAAGAGCAAATTAGTGGATCTGCTGAGGGAACTGAAAAATACAATAAAGCTGTAGAGAATCAACAGGAAACTGAAAAGCAACTCACAAGAATTCTTGGGGAAGATGCTGTAGAACGTATTAAGGATGCCAATTGGTCAATTGATGCGTATAACACAGAAAAACAAGCATTTGAAGATGGAGTTGCTGCTAAGAAAAAAGCGTTGCAACAAATGGTAGACGCTAGGATAACTGAACTGGAATCTGAAAGAGATGTTATTGCAACTTCTATTGAGAACTATTGGAAAGATGCGGATAACTTCAAGAATTCTATTGAACTCAAAGCGAAATACCTTGGATGGTGGAAAGCTATTCAAATGGAATATTCTGAGTGGAAAATAGGAAACGCTGAGTCTGGTGTGAGTGACCTTCAGAAGCAAATCAATGAGATTGACCAACAGATGTCCGAAGGTGGTAGCACAGATATCCTTAGCCGCCGTAGAGAAATACTACAGGGACAACTTGAGCAAGAACAAGCGAGCCTTAAGTCACAACAGGAGGCTTACCAAAAGGATATCGCTGGTGAAACCGCAGATTTACAAGACAAGAAATCAGAACTCGATAAGCAACTCATAGATTTGAAAGGACAATCACTTAAGCTCTCAGAGGTTCCTAGTGGACTCAAGATAGCTGAAAATAAGCCTCCGAAGAACCAAGGTCCCAAGAATGCTCCTCAGGATAAATCAGATGAAATACAAAAGAAACTTGACAATTACAATGTGAAATCCATAGAAGACCAAGCGGCAATCGCTCAGAATAACTACAAGGCTCGTTTGGATTCCATTACAGCGGCTACGGATCGCTATGGTAAATCATATGCGTTCCTTAATGATACCACAGACACTATGAATAAACGCGTGACTGAACTACAGACTACCACAGCAGCTCTTAACGACCAACTTACGAGTGACCTACAGAAAGTTAATGAGTTCGCAAGTAGCACTGGAGCAACCATCAGTATGTCAGGTCCATCTGCTAGTACAGAAACTGAGCAGATTATAAATGATATGGCAGCAAAATACGGTGTAGACCCTAAGTTAGCCCAAGCGATTGCGCAGGTTGAGTCTGGTAAGAACCAAGAAGCTGTAAGCAGCGCAGGTGCTATTGGTGTTATGCAACTGATGCCAGATACAGCTAAAGGACTTGGGGTTAATCCATATGATCTATCTGGTAATATCGAGGGTGGCGTAAGTTATATCGCTCAGTTGCTACAGGACTTTAACGGAGACATTGAGAAAGCAGTTGCTGGGTATAACGCAGGTGGTGGAGCTGTAAAGAAGTACGGCGGGATTCCTCCTTACGCTGAAACTCAAGACTATGTCAGAAAGGTTATGGAGGAATACAATAGCCAACCTGATATGTCAACACAGCAGATATCCGTAAGTATCCCGCAAGAAGTGCTTGATTCTGCTGGTGTATCTACTGATGCATGGGCTAAGATGTCAGCAGAATCCAAGAAGCAATTCATAAGTGCCAATAAGGAACAAATTAAGGATTCTCAGTTGCTCATTGGGTATCTCGAGCAAGTCGCTGGGGAACAGAAGAAAATTGCTGAGTATCAAAAGCAAATTACTGAGGAACGCAAGAAGGAATATGAGACGCTCATTAAAGGTATCCAAGATATCGAAAGTTACCAAGTGAAACGTGCTGAGTTATCCAGCAGAACATCTCTTGCATCCCTTGGGTATTACGCAACAGACTCTGACAAAGCTGTAAACGCTCAGCAGTTAACTCAGCAGAAGCTTGCGGCATCTAATGCAGCCCTAGCGTATGCCAAGAGTAAAGGTGTGGATGTCTTCACGGACCCTACGATGTCAGAGGAGCGCGTGAAGAACCTTGAGTTACAACAGCAGGTACAGCAGATGAATACATTTGCAACTCCTGAGGCTCGCTACAAGCAACGCATGAGTGAAGTTGAGTATAACCAAAAGATGTCACAATATGGTGTCCAAGGGAACACTACAAGCCCTTACAACGCTCAATTGATATCTACGACAAACCTTGAAGCCGCACAAGAGAAAGTTAAGGCTCTCAAGCAACTATTGGATGACATGACAAAAGCATCGTCATTCGCTAGTCAAACTGAAGAGTTCAAAAAGTATAACTTGGAACTCCAAGAAGCTACTAAGAACGCTAAGGAACTTGCAGACACCTACAGTACCAAGATGAAACAAGGGGTATATGATGTAACTAATGAGTTACTTTTGCAGGGTAAGAAAATCCAAGATATCTGGGGTAACTTGTGGAAACAATTAGCTAATGATGCTCTCAAGGCTCTCATGGGTGTCAAGAATGATTCACCAGGTATCCTAGCACAAGCTATAGGAGGCTTACAGGGTAGCAAAAAGAGTTCCAATACAACTCTAGTGAGTACTGGTATAGACCTCTTAGGGACAGCTGTAGGCAAGCTAGGAAACTTAGATAAATCCAAGAGCTCCTCAGGTTTCGATTTTACCTCTAAGAATTTACTTGATGTCCTTGCGAATAATAACAAGAGCACAACCCCTGTAACCCAGCAGAAATCTAGTGGGACAAACTGGAGTGGAATCCTAGGTTCCTTATCGGGACTCTTCCATGCCAATGGTGGTGTTGTAGATTCCCCAAGTATCGCTGGTGAGGATGGCAAGGAAGTTATCATTCCTGTCGAGAAAAACTTAGGTAACTCAAGGAACCTATTGAACTACGCCGCTGGTAAACTTGGGGTAACATCGGGAGAGCTAACGGCGAACTTTAGTAACAAGAATATTGCTCAACAGGCTACATCGGTAGCTCAGCAGTCTACCTTATCCATGAAGGAAACTAACGGGCTCCTAGGGGCACAGAACAAGATACTCTTCACGATGCTAGGGAACATGGGTAATACACAGGGACAACAGCAGAGTCCACAAGCAGTTATATTGAATAACCAGCAGACTGATGACTCTCTATATTCTCAGATACAAAGGATGACAGCACATGGATACGACTTTAGCTCTAAGTGATTACATTGGGATACCTTATGAGTTCGCTGGTCACACAAAGAACGGTGCAGATTGCATTGGACTCGTAAGGTTATTCTACAGTGATAACAAATGGAAACCCGAGATATACGATGGATCATTTGAACATGACTGGTACAAGAAGGAACCCCTAAGGATGGTCAAATGGTTTATGAGGAACATGAGAAAAGTTAAGGATGTTCATAATCTCACCTATGGTGACGTAGTGTACTTTCACTTGAATGGCGAAGGGCACTGCGGGATATACCTAGAGTATGGTAAGGTTCTCATGACATTTCCAAATGGAGAACAATGGGATACATCGGAGTATCCCTCAAGTTCTTTTGTGTCCCATAGAGACTTCTGGGGACATGGGTTCAAAATAGGATTCAGAAGGAGGTGATAGCATATGGATACGTTTACTTGGAAACCAATAGCAAGCCAAGGGTTCAATCCTACGTTTACTGCACAGAACGTAAGGATTAAATTTGATTCAGCCTATGAGCAAGTCCAAAGGAAATCTGTGAACACTGAGAAGGTTTATGAGTTTACTGTAGGAGGAACAGCAGATATCTACACGGCTGTAATGAGTTTCTGGGAATCTCATGCTCCTGGTGGAATACAGTTCTATTACACTCCTCCATACCCAAACACAACTCAGTATACCTGTAGATTCTCTGAAGACGGTTGCTCACCAGTTACCTATTATTCCCTTAACGAAACAGGAGATGTCTTTGGTATCGTTGGGTTCACACTCAAGGTAAAACTAAAGATATGCTATGATACATGAGTGTGGTTCTTCCAGTAACTCTAGCGAACATGAAGGACAAATATGAGGTATTCTTTGTTGATGTGTATGTAATTACATTGGCAACTGGAGTACTTCATTACACTAATTTGGATGTTCCAGTGGAATGGTATGTACCTGGGACTTCCACTCCAATGACATATGAGCCCATACCAATCCAAAGGGGATCACTTAAGCAGACTCTAGATAACAAGATAGACAACTTAACACTTACGATATCCGATGCATCCAACGCCTTCATGAACGCTCTATTGCAGTCATTTGATTTCCGTGGCTCACAAGTGGATATCTATCAGATTGCCTATCCGGATTCCTTAAGTAACAAAGATGCCTATAAGTATGTCTTCAGTGGCTACATTGATGCTCCATCGCTTGATATGGACAAGGCAACATTCTCAACAACTCTTACGCAACGTATGGTTAACACAGAAGCTGGTAGGATAGTTGGAGTGAACTGTAATGCATGGTTTGGTGATTCTGATGAATGTGGGGCTACCAAGGGAATCAAAACGAGTACTGTGAAATCCTCTAGTACCCAATATGTTATCTATGATAATTCCATAACGGAAACTGCTGGGTACTGGAAGAATGGGACTATAACAATTTCCTATGAGACTAAGAAAATCCTTAGTTCAGCTGTTGGAAGTGTTACTGTAGAGTTCCCATTTTACTCCACGCCAACTGTAGGAACCTCTTATACCATGAGCACTGGATGTGACCACACGTACACCGATTGTACTCGACACAATAACACAAGTAACTTTGGGGGATTCCCAGCGGTTGCTTTGGATTACATGATTAAAACTTAAGAAAGGAGGATGGTAATATATGGGAAAATCTACAGGAAAGACGCTATTCACCATCGGTGGCTTTTTCATAGGAGCTGGCGGATGGGGGCAAAAGGTGTTTGGGATGGTCGGGAACTCTTTTGGCGCAGGGTTATACGGAGCATCTCTTATGAGTTCCATATGGACTGCTACGCATACTGGAGCTAGTCAATCGTATTCCTTTAGTACCTCAACGAACTCCATAGCAAATGACCAGATGATTCCAATAGTATACGGAACAAGACAGTACAATGGACCATTGATTACATGGCAAGCCTCTGGTTCATCCGCAAGTACCATGAAGAAAGATGTTGTGATAGCCGAAGGAGAAATCAAAGGTGTCCAAGGGGTCACTGCGAACTGCTTGCTCATCGGAGGAAATCAAACGGTATTCGAGATAGAAAACATAGCGTACTCTGATGCTACTGTAGAAATTCATCAGACCAATAGTCCAACAGGCAATGACAAGAGAATGACATTGGTTGCTAATGGAGCTACCACCACGATTAACATGCAGGGTGCTGTAGATATCGCAAGTGACTCCTCGAATGACTTCTGTTGTAACATAGGACTATTTGTGCAACACATAGAGAAACTTGGGAATGGTTGGAGAGTCTTAAACTACTGCGGGAGTTCAATAGCTCCTGAGAATATCTCTAGTATTACCACAACGAATTGCTATAAGAACCCTACAGCTATCAAGGGGACACAGGAAACCTCATCGACCTATACGGTGTACACAGGGAATTCTTCACAGACTCCTCCGAGTAACTACACAACCACAGGGTCCTATAAGAATACCTCATGGATTCGTGCGAACCTAGTGGCTACATCAACATTGTCCTATAGTAATCCTAACATCGCATGTATAATCAAAGGGAAACTTGTGTATGACACTAGAACTTCCACAACGGCTTACTCAGAGAATCCTGCGATGTGCTTAAGAGACTATCTGCTGAACAAAAGGTATGGCATGGGTCGCTGGTTGGACTCAAGTAATCTCGATACGGATTCATTTGAGGAATGTGCGGATTACTGTGATGCTACCATAACATACACGGATGCCTATGGAATTACTGTGTCAGAACCAAGGTATACATTGAACCTCATATTGGCTCAAAAGAGAAAACACATAGAGAATATCCAAGATATCCTTGCGATATTCGGTGGGTTCTTAAGTATCTCAGGTGATAAGATATACTGTCGCATGGAAAAACAAGAGACATCTTCATATGTATTCAATGAGAATAACATGTCAGAAGTTAAGTTTGACTATGATGGGCTCACAAATTGTCCTAACCAGTACTCTATAAAATACTATGATCCTGCTCAGAACTGGGCACAGATATCTGTACAAGTGAATGATAATGCTGACCAAGAGTCTAGAGGAGCTATAATACCCAAAGAAGTACCCTTACAAGGCTGTACGAACCAAGGGCAAGCTCTAAGGCTCGGCAGAATTTACAAGGCAATCAATAGACTCAATGGAGCTATCTTAGGATTTACTACAGGGACATTTGCTATGCACTTGCAACCTGGTGACATTGTTACGATTAACTACAGAGCTCTATCTGGAATGCCTTTTAGAATCTTAAGTACATCTGAAGAGAATGGCAAGTGGAAACTACAGGCTCAGCAGTATAACTCGAGTATCTATGATGATGCTTTTGGAGCACAGATATCCATAGGTAACTATATAGCAACTGGGAGTGCCCTCACGAGTTCTATGGGACAAGTGCAGAACGTCACAGGAGACGATAGCTACTATCAGCAAACCGATGGATCATATGTGTATAGTATAACAACTTCTTGGGATAATCTCAATAGTTATTTCCTCAAACAGTACATCGTATACTACAGTATTGACAGTGGAGTTACATGGCAAATCGCAGGGTATTCTGTAACGAATACTTTTGTTCACAGAGGGGTTCTTAGTAATAAAACTTATGAATACAAGGTAATTGCAGAAAATACCGCAGGAGTTTATTCAGATGCATCTAGTGTAGAATCCGTGTATGTTAATGGAATCGCGGCGACCACTAGAAAGTACACAACAACCATCGGTAATACTACAGACTTGACATATACTGTAACGCATAACCTAGGGACAACTAACATAATCAATAGTGTCCGCAGAGCTACCACACCATATGACGTAGTGTACCCCACGGTATCTATTATTGATACCAATAGTATATCTATAACATTCACAGAAGCCCCTACGGTTGCCAATGAATTCTCTGTGACAGTTCTAGCGTAAAGGAGGAATCTTATGAAAATCAAAAGGCTACAAGGGTACGATCTACAGATTCAACAGGGAGCTGACTATTCTAAAAGTTTCCAATGGAAATACACGGATACTGGTGCAACTAGAGATTTAACAGGATACACAGCGACCTGTCAGATTCGTGAGAAGCCCACAAGTTCAACAGTAACTATTCCAGTTACCGTTACGATTACAGATGCTATCAATGGGATATTTAAGTTATCCATAGGGTACAGCTTAACAGCATCACTAATAATCACAGGTAGTTCTTGGGGAGATAAATCACAGTACCCATATGATTTGCTTATGATAGACACAAGTGGAGTAAGGTATCGCGTGTTACAAGGGTATGCTTTTGTATCACCGGCGACCACAAAATAGAAGGAGTGATTACATGGCAGATTTCGATATAATTGTAGATGGAGATGCACAGGCATCAGCAGAAGCATCAGCGGCAGCGGCAGTTACAAGTGCAACTAATGCAGCTACAAGTGCC